TTCTGCGGGGGTATAGGGTGGAGCTCCGTCTGGAACTAAGCAAGTGATCGATTTATCAAAGTTCATCCTTAGAATAGTTCGCATGATCCTTGAATCGTTTTCTTTTAAAGCCTTGAGTCGAGCTTCTCGTTTGTTCAGCTTATTATTATCATTAAAAACCCGTACTATAGTTTTATCCATTGTAAAATTCCTCTACTACTTCAATCAAATGTTTGCATCGTTTCTTAATAAGATAGTTTAGCACTTTCATTTTCATTGGCAGTTTCTGTGTGTTAAATGTATTTATAATTTTTTGATTTAGATCATCAGGTGTTTCTGTTAGATCAATCAGTTTTTTATTGCGTTGGTAATTGCGATAAATCTCTTCTGGCATGACCTCTCTTAATCTATCTGAAGACTCGATCCACTCGTCGATTCTAGTTTGACGTAGTGGTGTCTGTTTGAGTGAGTCCACAAAAGTATTGTCTGCGGATAATATATTCGGGACACCGTCTCCAGTATCGCCACGCATAATATGATTCCACATATATGTGAGAGGGTTCTTGTCTGTAACCATTTTCTTTTGAATTGGAGAAAACTGCTTAACATTGCTAAACCTGTGTAATTGAATAAAATCTTTATCTGACGATACGATCATTACTGGTTCGTGCTGGCCGAACTCTTGTGTCTGTAGCGTAAGAGAACCAATGATATCATCAGCTTCTGCACCTTCAACTTGTATCACCTTGTACGGGAAGTTTTGTTGTAACTCTTCTCGTATCGTATTAATAATTCTAAATACTTCTGGCCAATCCATATCAGATGAGCTATCGCGTTTCTTTTTACGGTTTGCCTTATATGCTGGATATACGGTCTTTCGCCAATTATTTGGACTATCAACACATATAACCATTTGGCCATATTCTTTTCGGTATCGCTTATTGTACATACGGATACTGTTTAGAATCATATGCCTTATCATGTTTTCATCATTTAATTTCTGCACTATAATATTGCTTAGTGCTATCTGGCTATAATCAAGTAGGATCATTATATTTCCTTGTCATTTAAAATTAGTCATCTCCAAAATCTGCAAAACCAATGGATATTCCAACGCGAGGTGTTAGTGGTCGCGGATTGTGATACATATTAGCTGGAACATAAATTAGATCTCCAGGATTTAACTCTGGAGATTCAAAAACTTCGTCATTTACTTTTACTTCCCATACACTTACGCCAATACCTTGAATGAAAAATACATCTGTAGTATCAGCATGCCATCCGTAAGTAGCACTATTTTCTAGAAAGCTAATATAAAGGTGGGCTGTGCATTTTGGTTCGTCAGGTCTAAACAGCCAGCATTCGTCTAATAAAGCTCTGACTGATTCTATCTCATTGCCTTTATTACAAGCTGCACCAAAGCTACCATCTGCGGCTGTTTTCAAGCCATACCTGTCTCCGTTCTGAGCACATTTGTTAAAATGGTTTATAATCTCATCCCAAGTAGGCATTGTATAATCTTTAAATGCGCCCTGTATGACCATAGGTTTGTCAGCTAATTCATAGCTGTCCAATTGGCCATTAAATTTTTCAACTATCATCGTCATCGTCCCATTCACCAAGTTGTTGCTTTAATTCTAAAGCTTTCAATTTAATATAGAGGCTATCCATATCTTTCTGCACATTGTGGTCTACACCTAAAAACCTTACCAGTGTTGTATGAAGCATATTCACTATAACATGCATGTCTCTAGCTTCAGCGTATTCTTCGCTTCTCATATCGAAACCCTTAAGCCAATCTATTCCATCTTCTTTAATTAATCTTTCCACTTCGTCTTCTAGCGTAAGGATTAAATGTTGAGCAACATCGGTACATTCACCTAGATAATCTTGTAAGATTTCTGTAGGTTCTCTTGGTTCGTCTACTACTTTTCCCGAAGGAAACTCTATTATCTTTCCCATAATGTGTATATTATATCACACTCTCTGTCATTTGTACAGGGTTTTTATTGCATTACCGCCAAGTTTTATTTGAATGATTCCATTATAATAGTCATCAGTTAGAAGAACACCTCGATCGAATTGTTCCTTTGCTTCTAAATAAGCACACTCTCCACGAGTCTTGCACAGATGAAGGATCTCTCGTGTAAAGAGACCCTCACCATGTTTTTCTACATCTGCTTTTAAATGCTTATTAGATCCATAATACGTTTTCCAATCGCTCTCAACTAATAAGCGTTGGCGACGTTTTCTTGTCTTGGTCTTAGGTTTAGTCTTCTTAAACCAGAAGAATTTCTTACCTACATACATCTGGCCTGTCTGAGTGTTTGTAATTAAATATACAAATCCATATAGTTCCTTTGGATCACACTCTTCAGGTAATAGGTATTCTTCTCCGTCATAGACCCATTTCATTATTCGTTAAAATCTAGCTCTAAGTCTTCAGCAAGTTGTTGTTCTGCGCCACAATAAGGGCAATGAATAGTTTTTGGTGGTTCGTCCTCAAATGTAATATCACATGTTGAAAAGCAGTTGATACACTCGAGTGAAACTTGGCCAGCTTGAAACATTAGCGCTCCTTAATTATCTTTGTTTTGAATCCAACGACTAAACTCTGGATAGCCACCAATTGGTGTATCATCTGAGCTAATCTGTGGTACAGACATTGCATTTGGAAATATTTCTAATAGATCTTCCTTAGTGTAATCAACACCAAGCTTTTTATACACATACTCAATGCCACCTTGTTCTGCAATATTCTTAGCCATATCGCATCGTGGGCATTGATCTTTTCCGTAAATATTAATCATAAACTTAAACCTTTTAGTACGTTATCGTCAACATCTTGTTTTACACCACCAACAACATAGGAGCTAATTTCTGTTTCTTGTGGTGCTACTTGTACATCGCTTCCACCAATCCACTTCTGTGTCCATGGTAGAGGATTAGCTTGTGGTACAGTGTATGAGCATGGAAGACTCAATGCTCTCATTCTTTTACAACCAATCCATTCTATATATTCTTTTAGAATAGCCTCATTTAAGCCAATCATTGAGCCATCTCTAAAGAGGTAATGTGCCCACTCTTTTTCTTGCTCGATTACTGATTCAAATAGTTTTACTACATCTGATTCCATTTCCTTTGCAATTTTAACAAAGTCTTTGTCTTCTAGTAATAGCTTCTTGATCATCATTGTAGTACCAGCAAGGTGAGTGTTCTCATCTCTTGCGATAAACTTAATAATCTTAGCATTACCTTCCATCTTCTTGAGCTCAGCAAATGCCCATGAACATGCAAAGGATACATAGAACCTAATACCTTCAAGAGCATTAGCACTCATTAAGCACATCCATATCGCTCTCTTATGATCCATCTTACTAATATCTTTATTCTCATTTGCTTCAATAAGAGTATCATAGTATTGCGCGATGTCCTTACCGCACTCTAGTATTTCCTTAACATCTAGCATTCCATCAAATACGAATGAAGGGTCTGGATAAATGTTACGGATAATATGTGTATACGATCGACTATGAATAGTTTCAAAGAACGACCAGGTTTCAATCCAGTTCTCTACTTCAGGTAAAGAACAGATAGGTAAAAATGCTAGGTTAGGTGCACGACCTTGTACAGAGTCGAGCAATATTTGTCTCTTGAGGTTAGAAGTAAAGATATGCTTTTCATGCTCAGTTAATCCATTGAAGTCTTTCTTATCCTTAGAAATATCTACTTCTTCTGGTCGCCAAAAGAATCCTAATTGCTTTTCTGTCACCTTATCAATTGCTGGATACTTTAGCTCATCAAATCTTTGAATATCAACCGCCTCATCAAGAAACATCTTCTTGTCTAAATGTGATTTTCTATTCTTTTTCAATACTGTCATTTATATTCCCTTTATTAGATTTTGCACGATTCACAATCGTCTTCGTCGTAGTCTGACATTACATTAGCAGCATCGTCAACAGCCGAAGGTAAGTCCTCTTTCATTTCTCCAGCACCATCAAAGGTGTTGAAATAGTACAATTGCTTTAATCCAAACTTATATGCAGTAACCAAATCTTGTATCATAACTGACATTGGAATTTTATTATCTTCAAAGTGTTCAGGGTTATATGAAGTATTGACTGATATGCCTTGATCAATATACTTCTGTAGGATTGCACATATTTTTAGATAGCCATCTGGTGATTTCTGGTCCCATAAGAGATCGTACTTATTTTTTAGATGGTGGTAACCGGGTACAACTTGAGCGAGTACGCCATCCTTACTTTGCTTATATGAAACCAAAGCGCGAGGAGGTTCAATACCGTTTGTACTGTTACTAATTTGTGCGGATGTTTCTGCTGGCATTAATGCCATTAGAGTGCTATTACGAATACCTGTCTCTTTTAACTGAGACCGTAATAAATCCCAAGGTAGACGTTCGCTATGCTCTATTAAATTATCTACCGCACTCTTATATGTATCAATTGGAAGAGCTCCAGAGCCGTATTTTGTCTCATTATTTAAAGGAATTTTGCCTTTTTCTTTAGCAATATCTGCAGAAGCTTTAATAAGATAATAAGACCATGCCTCAGCATATTGATCAACTGTTTCAAATGCACCTTCGTCGTACTTCATTCCACGTTTAGCTAAGAAGTATGCTAGGTTAATAATACCAATACCAAGTGGACGACGATTCATTGTACTACGTTCTGCAGCTTTAATAGGATAGTCTTGATAGTCTAATAGTTCATCAAGAGATCTTACAGCAAGATCACAGTACTTTTCGAACTCATTAGGGTGATTAATCAGACCCCAGTTAATTGCTGATAATGTACAAAGCGAGATTTCACCATCAGGGTCATCGTATGATTTCAATGGCTTGGTTGGTAGATCAATTTCACAACATAGGTTACTCATTTTAATTGGAGCAACATTAGGGTCAAATGAGCCGTGATCGTTAGCATGATCAACATTCATCACATATATTCTACCAGTGTCTTTACGCTCTGTTAGTAATGATTGGAATACTTCCAAAGCTGGTAAAGTTTTCTTACGGATAGAACGAGCACGTTCGTACTTCTCATATAACTCTTTAAACTTATCTTGATCTGCAAAGAATGCTTCGTATAAACCCGGTACATCATTTGGATCAAAGAAGCTAATCTCACCGCCTGTAATTAGACGCTCATACATTAGCTTATTGAGTTGGAATGTATAGTCCATGTGACGTACACGATTTTCTTCGGTACCTTTATTATTTTTCAATACAACTAGATCTTCAAACTCATAATGCCAGATTGGTAGATAAACTGTTGCAGCACCGCCGCGAACACCACCTTGAGAACAAGACTTAACTGCTGATTGGAAATACTTCAGGAATGGAATCAAACCTGTATGTACTACCGAGCCATCACCAACCTTAGCACCAGCAGCTCGAATAGAACCAGCACCTACACCAATACCCGCTTTCTTCGAAATATATTTTACGATGCTCGTTGAAGTTGCGTTAATAGAATCGAGACTATCGCCGGATTCAATAAGAACACAGCTAGAGAATTGACGCGTTGGAGTTCGAACGCCAGCCATAATAGGCGTGGGTAGTGAAATATAGAATTGAGAAATTGCATCATAGTAGTCCTTAACATATTTTATTCTTGTTTCTTTTGAATAGTTGACAAAAAGCGTAGCTGCAACCATCATGTACAACATTTGAGGAGTCTCATAGTGTTGCTTTGATCTACGATCTTGTACAAGGTACTTGCCTCGGAATTGTTCCATACCAGCATAAGTAAATGAATCATCACGATCATGCTTAATATAAGCATCTAGCTCATCGATTTCTGTATGCTCATAGTTATCCATGATTCCACCGTCATATACGCCACGGCTTACATTTTCGATAATTAAACGCTTAAGAGTCCACGGGGTATATGAACCATATACTTCTTTACGTAGCTTGTAATTAATCAAACGAGCTGCTACGTATTGATAATTTGGTGTAGAGTCAGTAATTAATTCTGCTGCACTTTTAATAAGAAGCTCATGAATATCATAAGCTGGGATTTTATCATATAATTGTATATTAGCCTTTAGCTCTATCTCAGATACAGACACACCGGTTACACCGTCTGTTGCCCATTCAAGTACCTTATGTACTTTTTCGAGATCGAATGGCTGGCTAGTGCCATCTCTTTTAGTGACGTTGAAAGACATAAATTGATCCTGTTATTTTGTTTTACTGGTATATTATAACACAGTTGAACTTGAAAGTAAACTATTTTTTTCTTTTTTGTACCCAAATAGGCATTTCACCACTAGGTGCGATGTTATGTAATTCGGTTTCAAGTTCTTTAGATAGCTCTTTTCTAACGGTAGGTAAAGCCCATATAATACCAAGATCTTCTTCTAGTTGATCTAAGCGTTCGGCTTGTATGGGAAATTTCTTACGGAATTTAGCGTCTTTCTTAGCCAGCTCTAAATCGTATTTCTCTGCAAAGTATTCCATGTATTGATCTACTTTCTTTTGAAACCAGATCCCCATTTTAGTATCTTGCCACCATTGATAGAAGGAACTACCAATGATACTGGAAAGAATTGATTTAAGTGTAAGAACAACTAGCCAGTGCATTTTCCGATTTCCTCTTTATTTTTATCTACTAAATATATATAACCGTCCATGCCATGATCAGTCAATCCGTCGAAAAATTTAAATTGAGACCATGCTGATACAAATCCTTTTACAAGATCCCACATATCCTGCCAGAAGGTATAGCCTAATGCAAGATTTCCTTTACTATTAAAATACATCTCAACACCATCGTGCTTAAATCCTAGAATAGCTGGTGGCACTTTAGGTACTAGATCGTTGTTATTTACAAAACGATAATGTTTAACTTGACATGTATTAACAAATAGTTTACCACCAACACGAGGAGAACCAAAGGTGTATAGAGCTGCAGCAAGTGGATACCGAGATGCTGCAATCGTAGCCATTGCTCCACCAAGAGAATGACCACAAAAGTATACGTCACGTGGCTTATCTCGTTTACCGTTACGTTGTAATTCCTTTACAACTTCATCCCATAGTTCATCGATCTCGTCTTTAAAACCACCATGAACCATACCAGCCGATTGTGACTTCTCTTTAAATAAGTCTAAGTCAGCTTTGATATCATTCAGTTGATTCGGTTGAGTACCTCTAAATGCAATCCATAATTGACCATTCATACGAGTAATTAAACATTCAGCACTATTAATAGAAATAAGACGTGACTTAATTTTCTTACCAAATTCATTTTGGATCAGTTCATCTCTTGCTTCTTTATCGTCGATATATGACCATGCTGCTAAACGTGCGGCTGCACATGCTCGATCACTTTGGGTTCTTGGAATTGGCATTTATTTTTCCTCTACTTTGATTTCCACCGCACCGGCTTCTTCATCGTTAATTGTTACGTTTCGGTAATAGACTATTACTTCACCTAATTGGTTTATGTATCTTTTAATCTCTTGTGTATTATATGCCATGTGTTCATAATCCTGCACACTCATAGCTACAAACACAATATCACCCCCGTGTTTCTTTTTAATATCATCGATAAATCTATCTAGATATGTATACCCTTCTGGATATAGATCTTCCTTACCAAGCTTACAATCTCTTTCTTTTGTTTCTGGATTCTTAATACAGTTTTCAATAATCTTAGCATCAGAAACTACATACCACTTTGGCTCTTTTAGATTCAGTGGTCGTGGAAGAACCGGTTGTACTATATCCAATTCAATTGGCTTGGTAATTATTTCTACTTCTTTTGTTCCTAGTAAAGAACAACCACTAATCGTTAAGAGAGCTAATACGCTTGCTATCGTTTTCAATCGCATCGAATACCTCCTTTGTTGCATTATTTGCACGCTTTTCTATCATACCTGGTTTTGCACTTGCTATCTTGGCAATATTATGCCGTGCAAAGATATCAAGATACTCTGTCATTTGTGATTCATACTGTTTATTTTTGACCTGAAGACCAGTCAGTGCTTTAGATGTTTTTTCTAGGTTGTCTTGTACTGCTTTAATTGTTGCTCTTTGTTCGGCATCTCTTACCTCAAAGGCAGCATTGAGTTTTTGCAACTCAACATTTTTATTATAGAGGAAGTATCCTCCTAAACCCATAATAACAATCACTCCAATCAATATTTTTGACATAATTTATTTTGCCTCTTTCTTGGCTTCCCTCGCTGCTTTTCTAGCATTCATGCGTTCA